GAACCTCAACAATGGTCGTAGTCTTTGTCTGTTTTCCAGTCGGGAACGGAAGGACGTCGATCTAGGGAACCTGTTTAGTTAACAGAACCCTTTGCTGCTTTATGCACCAAGAACAGCACGGGGAATCTATTCCTCGTGTGTGCATGGAGATCTGGTTTTGAATCAGAACAGCAAGAAAGCTAAGGGGACCCAGCAGGCCGCTTCCTACGTCGGGAAACGTTATCTGTTGGACGATCTGGTACGGACTAAGCTACTGAAAAGCAAGAAATTGCCTATCAGGAAGCCTTCGAACGGTCTTACGAAAGTAGGACCGGGACAAGCGTCTAATCAGACTCGTGGTTTGGGAAAACCAATTCTCAACCGAGGTCTCGGGTTACCCCGAGGCCACTTCCCCTCGAAGCGAGGACGGTCGATGGTGGATCACTTCTACCAAAAGCCGGGCCGGCGCGTTTCGCGGACGACATCTTTCCCCTCGGGGAAGGTCACTGTCGACTACGATCAGCTGGTACCAGCCCTTACGGACTGGCTCAGCAACGTGCAGACTGCGCATGGGAATTTCAAGGCTCCCACGCCGCAACGCTTCACTCACCGCGTCAAGAGAGTATGGAATGGTATTGGAATTGCGGAAATCCGTAATAACGGAGTGCCTCAATCCACGACCATAGTCGAAGGTGTTTCCCCAAAGGGGTCACAAACTGACTACTTGTTCCCATCTTTCCCAGACACCACAACCTACAATAAGGGCCTTAGTAAGCTCTACGATAAGTTGCGCGGTGATATTGATATCTCCATCGATCTCGCTGAGTCTCACAAGACTCACGGGATGATGAGAGATACTTTTCGTAGCATGATTAGCCTTGCTACGACGTTTCGAAAGATGAAACGGTCAAATCCCCGTGACTGGGGGAATCTTTGGTTAGAGTACACGTATGGATGGAAGCCTTTGGCCACATCCATATATGGTACTGCTAAGAAACTGATGCTTCCGGACCCACAAGGTCCTCAGAAGTTTAACGTTTCTGTCTCCGCCGCAGAGGAAACTCTGAGGGGCACCAAAGAGGTAGCGGACGTCAATTGGCTTGTACCAGAGAAGTGGATTGCCTACTGCAGAAGTAGGGTCCGATTCGTGGTGCAATACGTTGTTAGTCCGTCTGCTTTGATAAAGCTTGCAGGTTTTACAAGCCTGAATCCGGTCTCCATAGCGTATGAACTTACGCCGTACAGCTTCGTAGTTGACTGGTTTGTCAACATTGGAGGCTATCTTAGAGACTTCGAGTCGGCGCTCTTGTATGGGACAAGCTTCAGTGGCGGTTACGTCACGGAGACTTGTCTTGGAGAGGCCTTTGTCGAGCAAGTTGGCACCGCTAAGGGGCCAATCTCGTTCGGTCAACAGACCACCTTCACTACCGCGTGGCGCGGTAGCGAGCGCTATACTGAGAAACGGAGGACAGTTCTTACTGCCACTCCGTATCCCAGACCACCCAAGTTCGATCCACACTTGGGCGCGTCTCGACTAATTTCGGGTGCTGCTCTTCTAGGGCAAATGCTAACTTCCCTAGAGCACTCGAAAGGCTATGGATCACCCAGTACCGGCGCTCCTAGTCTTGCTGATAAAGCAAGGCGAAGAGCTGGCAGCCGGGCATTCGAAACTGCATCTAAAAACTTTAGCGATTGGGAACGAGAGCTTCGAAGGGCAAACCCTAAGAAGATCTTTGCACCTTTCGATAAAGGCAGTTTCATACCATAACCACTTTGTGCCTGACACTTCTGAAGTGTCCTTCATAAGCACAACTCAAGGAGTTCTTTCCTTTGTCAGCAGTCGCGAATATCGTTCTTAACGACGCACAGGCGACCCCTGTGGCACATACCTTTGTCCCGCTTGGGCCGGATACCAACGGCGTTTGGTGGTGGGAGGACCAGACAGGCACAGCGAGTATCGGTTACAACCGTATCTCGATGAAGCTTGTTCGGCCGCGTCCCGCCGTCGCCGGTGATAATTCGGATAAACGTGTCAATCGAGTGAAAATCTCGATCCTCACGCCGAAGGTGGAAGCGCTTGGTGTTGCGGATTCCGGGTATACCCCGAGCCCTACCATTGCGTACACGCCTCGATGTGACATCGAATTCGTCATGAGCGAGCGAGCGTTGCTTCAGGACAGGAAGGATCTGCGCAAATACGCAGATTTCATCCTGGCTGAGACGCAGCTTACCGCTATGGTCGAATCTCTGCAAAACGTGTTCTAACGAACTCGTTCCTGTCTCCGTGAGGAGACACAGAGAACCCTTAAACTTTAAGGAGTTTCGGTGGATATGCATAACGAGATGTCTCGTCTCGGCAAAATGTATTTTGCCTTATGCAAGTCGGTGAACACGCCCATTTCTTTGGGTTGTTGGTTAAGATTCAAGCATGACCAGCTTGCTCTAGCCAATATGGAGATAGACCCGAAGGACTATCTAGAGCTTCCCGCCTTTGAGTTAGATTACCTTGTGGTTTCGATTCTTTCTAAACAAAAGAGTCTTGACACAGGTGCTGACCTAGAGGCGGAGGCACTCCGGAGATTCACAGCTTCGGAGGCTCAATGCAAGGAATCCAACGAGAGGTTACTCTTGAGTCGTGGAGGGGTCATTGATCCCCTTACGTCCGCTGTCCTTTTTGCAGCGAAACGGAAAATATCACGACTTTTGGGAGACTTCTGTTGGTCTAAGCTAGAGCCTGGATATGGCTGGGGACCAGGCGCAACGAACGACATGAGTCGTCGTCGCGCTTTCGTCGACCATAAACTGTGCGAACTTCCCATTTCGGTTACTTCAAGGGCACGCTCTATCTTTGAGTGTGTGCTGAAAGCTGACCTTCATTGGTCGGCTTGTGTCTTAGGCGTGAGTGTAGGGGACATTTGTGGCCCCTTCTCCTTCCGCGATGACGTGTTTCTCATCACCGAGGAATGCGTTATTGACACTGTACCGAAGAACGCGAAAACTCACCGCGTTATAGCCAAAGAACCGCGTGCCAACGGCTTCCTTCAGAAAGGAGCCGGGGCATATATGCGGAGGCGACTTA